ATAATTTTTATTTGACTTTAAAGTAAAGCCAAGGAAACTTGAGTGAACATTACTCCACTCAGTTTATAAGAAAACCTTTTTCCGATTTCACGTAGAAAAGTTGACGTGTGAGAGTCGAACTCACAATGGTCCAGCCCGCCAACTTAAATAATTTATTTGAACGTTTAGTTTATTTTTGGGTAGAATTAAACAAACACCAGGCCTGTTGCTCAGAAGAGAAGTACCTTAAGGATATTATCCATTGTTAATGTTGTGTTTTATCTATTTTATGTTTATAGCGTTCGTTAGTGCCCCTAGGAAATGGGGTTGTTTTGGTATCTAAGCGTACCACACTTTAGTGATTTGGTGCTCTAACTCCACAACTAGCGTAAAACGCTCTCTCGCACTCGTCGAAGCTGATAATAGGCATCATCACTGTTTTTGATTTGAGACAAGCTGCCTCAAATTCTTTGAAAAGAGCGTTGAACTTTTCGCGTCCATGATGGACTGCAAAGCGCAACGCATCTTCAATATTGACGGTACAAGCTTCATTCGCATCAGGGCTCTTACGAACCCAAGTTGGTAGATTGCGAATAGTACGCTCTTCCATCATCATTCTAACGATCTGGTGATAGTAGATGTCTCGTCTAAATTTGCTTTTTAGGAACTGAACTTGCTCTAAAGTTCTAAACCCATCATCATCTCCATACCCGGCAAAATCGCGCGGTTTTTCTGGAGGCGTGTAGATTATTCCTTTATTGGCATACAATCGTTCAAGGGTGGGGGCGTTGAAATAACGCGCTCCTTCCTCGCTAACGAACGCCAATTTGTCATCCCCGTTGTTGTTATTTTGAACGTGCTTGTCCATTTCAGACATAGAGCACATAGTTATGTGAGTAACAAGTTGCTCTTCCAAATCTTCGAGCTCACTTTCACAATGCGGATCGTCGTTGTAAGTTTCAGTGTGTTTGAACATTGTTTGCATTTGCTTCCGCTCGATTGCCAATCTAGTGGCAGCAATTTGTTCTTCCACACTTTCAATCCATGTCATCCTGTCTCTGGCATCATGCCCAATGGTATTGAAGAACCCGGTCACCCAGGTTCCAGAACCATGTGCTGTAAACATGTAATAGACTACGTCCCCAAAAATATGGAAACGATACATAGCACTGTGTAGAATGGCCTTTGCTGCGCGTTCACTAACGAATGAATTTCGATAGAATCCCAACGCTTTATTGAAGCCATGAACCACGTCAATACATATCTGCATCGTTTGGGGATCAAACCGACCGTCCCATCCAGTGAAATCACCTTCAAGCAACTTTGGTCCAACTCTTAAGCCGTGCGCGAACATCGCAGATGGATCAAATCCATGCACATTAATACCAAGGGTAGAGTTGACAAACCACTTGTATTTAAGCTGAACTGCAGACATAACTCCGCAAACTCTCTTGATGGCAATGAGATTTGCACAATTAAAAATGTTAAAGAGTCGGGTCTCTCCAGCTTGGACTCGCTCAACTTTGCGTTTTTCAACTTTTGGGACGTCTTTGACATAGTTCCCTCGATACTCACCCTCCTCACAGGAAGAATACACTTCATCAAGGGCCTTCCGCATATAGCTACCACACTTATAGACAGGCTCAGCTTCAGTCCCAATATTGTCAAATGCCCATTTCTTCCCAACTTCACCATTTGGTTTAAACCGTTCCATTGGGAATCCACAAGACGTATGCATGTTCAATTTCTCAACTTTTCTAGGAACACCATTGATAGCTTCATGTTCAGTCAACATTGCAGTAGGGAAATCACCACTTTTCCGATAGAGCCGCACGTATTTTTGAATCAAATAATCCGTGACAACCCTACAGTGTTGAGGATCCCAACCACCCGTTCCAAGGACAAATTTTTCTGTTGACTTGAGCATTGGTAGTTGATATTCGTCCAATCGAGGATCGGAGGCTTTGAGAGCTGTTGGTTCAAGTTCATGCGGGAGATGATCAAACAGCGGTGACGTTTGAATGTCACCTCCCGTAGGCATATGAAGTTCCTTCTTCATGAGGCCAATTGGGAAACATGCTGTACCTTGAGGCCAATACCTCGATGTTTTTTGAGGAAACACTTCCGAACTTTCGCAGATTCCAGCTTCATCAAGATCTAAGTCATCAATCACGTCAAACGGGCATTGAGGAGTGACGAAACTATCGATATCAATAACGTCATACAGCATTTCTTGGGTAATGACACTTGAAAATCCGATGCCCTTAGCACCAGCAACATGCATTCCAAGAATGATATTCGCTCCTAACGCAGGATTATCAACAGCCAACACACACCCACAGTCTCCATCAATGGTAGGGAAATCGTAGGCGAAAGTTCTTCCAGTATTAAATCCTACATCATCCCCATCATATCCAGTGTTCGACATAGCTGTGATTTGCCCGACTTCCTTCATTACCATCGTATCTTGATTCATTCCAAAAAGATAACCCGGTGAATGGTTAGCTTTCATCCATTTATTTTCAGTGGTAAAGAATGGAACCATATTCGAACCAGGGGCAAATCTTGTTGAGCAAACCCGAACTACACACAAATCACTATGATAAAGAGCGTTGCCAATCTTAAAATTTTTGAGAGGCGTAAAATTCTCTTCATCAATGAAAAAATGAACAAGTTCACCAAGTCTGGTACACCAAGCAGCAATCCTTTTATATTGGCGAACACGAGTTCCAATAACATGTTGGTAAGTCAAAAGGAAATGTCCACCAATACAAATTGCAGAGACACAAATGTCACCCAAGTTAATTTCAACACAAGCTAAACGCATTTTCTTGCAAATAGCTGCGAAAACTGAACTTCGAGCTCCTTGTTTCATTGCTTTTCCGTTATTATAGGATTTTAGTCCATCATTGGAGATCTCTCGTTCACCATCATTCTCCGACTTTGGTTTAGTATAGTCAGACTCATATGTGAATACTACCCCATCGTAGGCTGCTTTTCTTTCTTCGTCAGTTGGATCTTTTTGTTCAACCACGATTCGTGCCGGTGGGGCGCTCCGTTTCCCCTTAGTTGGAGTACTAGATTCTGGGGCTGGCAAGAGAACTACTGTTCTCTTGTCTTTCTGTTCTCTTGCAACAGTGACTGATAGTTCATCCGAACTCTTAATTACAACGTCAGCCTCATCGATTAAATCTCCTTCAGTCTCGAGTTTGTTGATCTTAGTTCGACATTTTCTACAATAATGCGGAAACCTTTTCGAAACATGGTCAGGATGTTTCTTGTGAGAATGAGCATACACATCGTTGCATTTCAAACACTGATGAATGTGCGAATGAGGCATCCCGTCGTCTTGAACGTCACGATGATCATGGCCCTGAATCTTACGATCTGCTCCTTCACAATCAGCTTGCCCGTTGCTCCGAAACGCGTTCTTAATCTTTTCGGAGTTGTACCATGCCAACCCCAAAGCTGCAGCACCAAGAGCTAAAGATATTTTGGGAAACTCTTTCATCTTATTGCAAATATAAATAGTAATCTTCTTTATGAACCTAGCAAGACTGCCGAGAACATAAGATGCAAAACTCTCACCCACGTAAAACATGTAGATGTAGGCTTCAATAATTAGCCGCAGGGCTCGCACCATGCAACCAGAACCGAAGTATCCATTCTCCATGTTCATACGGTAGTTGTTGCTTCGTTGCAAAAAATAGAACACACCATTTCGAATAGATCCCGTTCTCTGAGCTTCTGCAGCATATGCGTCGTAATTCTCAAGATCATAATAACCAAGAGTGTTATATGAAACGGGATGTATGGGAAGAATATAATTCCCATTAACTTTCCCAACGACGCTGGACAAAATCCGCCCAGCAACCCTTGGCATCTTCCAATTCCTAAAATGGTTTACTTTAGTTGCGTGGATAGCATCATCAGCAAACTCAGCGAGATGACTCCCTTCAGGTTCAATTAAATGTTCCGCACCTTCAACCAAATCCCAGAACGATTGTCTACATCCTTCTCGTATGGCCACACCAAGGCTCTTGAAACCGTCAAAAGCTGCAAGGGTGTACTTATTTGCAGTTTTAATTACTGTTCTTCGGTCAGAAACACCCCAACTTTCAGGATGCTTAACTATTCGTTCAGTATCTTGAATTATCACGCCGAAATCTTTCATGGCAGTGCACAAATCCCGATCAGCAAGAATTGCCTGATCTATTTCCAAAACTTTATCATGACTGTTCTGAAGGAACTTCCTATATTGCTCAAAAGACATGCCGTAGTTCTTAGCAAGATTAACGCCTTCGTTCGAACCAATAGATTCAACAAGCGCCTCGCGAGTTTGTAACAAACAGTGCATATACACATATGGTGTCGGAGACAAACGATAAAGGGTGTCTCGATACAAACAATTGAACTCAAGAGAGTCACCAACGAAGACGGGAGTAAGCGACTCCACTTGGTCAAAGGAAATTTCAACGCATTGATTATCATGCGTTCGCCCAATAACTGACTCAACAGCGGGCCTCCCAAGAGGGATAGATGGAACAGGCTCTCTCGAATTCACAGGACCTTGCTTACGAGCAATTTTTGACTTCTTTTCATTGACTGAAGCAACGTAATTACTCAAATTCTCCTTAATGGTTTGAACCTCTTCAGGTGTAAGAGTTCTACGAATTTGCTGTTTAACCAACGGCTTCTTTCCGAGAACTTCCGTTAAGGAATGCATATAGTTAGCAAACTCTGCCCGATTCATGGTTAGTCGTGCCTCAGCGGATGCATAATCATAAGAAGCACAACGCTCTTCTCTCTCAACGATAAGCTCAGCTATCCCTTGCTCCACATCTGTAATCGAACCAGTGGGCATATCAAATGGGAAATCGCTCTCACGCGACTTAACTAACTTATGTTGGTAGGTTAACTTGCCAAGCGCATCATTTAGGACAAACTTTATCATTTCGGCATATGTCATCCCAGTATGATGTGCTGGAGGTTGGCTGGGTGTGGCACCCTCAACGTTGACATTAGTCGAAGCCAACACGCTAAAAGTCAAATGACTGAGAAGATCATTGTCAATATACTGAACTCGGTCCCTTTCGGGAATAGCTAAGAATTCGGGAGTTGGGTCGGCGCTAATAAGAACTCGGCGCCGATGATACGCTCGAACATCAGAAACAGTCCCATCAAATTGAGGATAAGCTGCATTAGTAGCAGAAACGATCATCTTTGTTGAAAACGGACGACCTTTCTTTTTCTCATTTGCCATGTTGACAATCATGGGAGCACAACTCTGAATTTCATTAGAAGTCGTAACATTCGAAGGATTTTGAACAGCATCCTTTTCATCGATCAACATGAGCCATTGCCCACTGTAGTTGTCAAAATAGACCGAATCGCCAGCTTTTACATACATGTTGTTAACAGGATCAACGGAAAAATGCTTCATAAGAAGGTCACACGTATTAAGTATGACTGAAGCTTTACCAATTCCAGGTTCCCCGAAGAAACTGTAATGTGGCGGATCCACTTTAACGGTTCGTTGACGATATTTGTCACTGAAAAATTCCAAACATCGCTCATATTCACGGTTTAACCCGTTGAACTTAAACGTATGCTCTCTCTCAAGCAATCCAGTAGCTAAAGCTTCAGATGCTGAAGATCGATGTTCTACGATCTCTTGCCAAGTATCCTTAGTGTCATCATCGATGTCCATTCTACTTGAATCCATTTTTCTGCACAAAAGTGACAATTTGTTGGTGTACATATACATCGATGAATTAAACCTTCTTTTCGCAGCAAGCCTGGTATCAACTTCATAAAGGCCCAGCGCTACAACTGCCTCAACCAAACATTCCTGCAAGGTTGTGTATATAGTCATAATGGATAAAAATCCACTCTTGATGTTAAAGATATCTCGGCCTTTCTTCGACAAGACATCCCACGTCGTTTGGCAAGTCTTTTTGTCGTACTGATTGGCTCCCGTAAGATAACCCGTGGCCAACATAACAACCACTGACAAGCCAGCTATCACCATCGAAAAAGAATCTGATTGCTTATGGATTTTATTAGTTTTAATGTCTTCACTAGACATAAAATCCCAGATTTTATTCAAACCACCTTTTACAGTGAAAGTGAGTCCGAGTCCAAACAACAATTTTGACCACGCAACTTTATCGTTACGATAAATGGCGTCTCCAATATCAGCAGCCAAAAGGGCTCCGATAATTATGTCTTCTTTACTCATCCCGAGGGATTTAAGGAAGACTTCCGTAACTCCAACGTCTTCAACGTCATCAGTGAATTCTATCAATTTATTAGATAAGTTATTTAACTTCACTGCCTTAGTATATGGTGAACACAACCATTCCCCCCACGACTTTATTTTCGTTTCAGGTTCGTTTCCACTTTGAGCTGTTTTGCAACTTGTTTCAGAGAAAGAGTCATAAAAATCGTTCAGAGGTTTAGAGTGTGCCATTGTGAAATTTTAAAGGGGTTTTGGCCAGATACTGCACTCCCCTGGCCGGGAGTCGCTCCGTTCCGCACGGAGCCACGCGCCAACTTGATAGACCTAGCCCTGTTAGGCAGGACCTAGTTCAATGAGAACAATAAACTCAAATTTATTGCAGTATCAGCGGTTGGAACCCATTTCCGAATCATAACGACGAAACAAAGATAGATGTATCGCCTCCAATAAAGATGGTTCATAATCTAATGACTAAGAATCATGCGCCTTGGTCCCGGTAACGACACTAGTATGGTCTCCACCTAGCTAGCGTACCTGATTATGTGCAGATGGGCACAGTATCCCAAATGTAGTGATTCAGTAGTCGCATCCGTTGCGGATCGCAGACAGCCGCCGCATGAAACTTCGATTTCATATGGATTTTTAGAAAGAGTTTACTCTCTTACAGTAATTCGTATTATATTTTTATAGAAAGGTTTTATGCTTTATATATTTTTAGGATTTTCGAAGAACGATTAACGTATCGTAACGTTGTGTCTACAAACGACACACTCTGCTAATGTTACTCAGCATATCTCCTCGCAAATTGTATAAGATAATACAACACGCTCCGTTCTCTCTTTCCTTAACACACGTAGTCTACTGGTATATTGGTATACTGGTATGTTTGACGTATTCTGGTTATTGGGTTTTTCGATTCCCTACTTCGTGGTGATTATATTTCAAATTTTGTTGACTAATAGGGCTACTCAAGCGCTTCAAAAATCCATCACGCAATGAGTCCCACGAAAGTGGGAGTTCACGTATCAAAAGAAAAATAGGAGGACCTTATATAGGCTCCCCTAGT